AATCCTTTTGCTTATTTCACTCAAATTATTCATTATGCTTTTTTGAGAAGAATTCAAAAAGAAAAGAAACAGTTAGAAATAAAATCTAAAATTATTGAAAGAAGTGGATTTGATGAAGTGATGATGGTGGATGAGGGCTTGCTTTTTGGAACTAGCAGCGACTATAATACTATCAAAGACAACATCCAATACAAAACCCGATGAAGGTTGCTATCATTACAGATACTCATTATGGTGCCCGAAAGGGTTCAAAATACCTCCACGATTATTTTGAACTCTTCTATGATAATATTTTCTTTCCTGCCCTTGAAAAGCATGGAGTGGAAGCAGTTATTCATATGGGTGATGCGTTTGATAGTCGTAAGTCAATTGATTATCAAAGTTTGGAATGGGCAAAGAGAGTTGTATTTGAACCTCTGCGGAATTATGAGGTTCATATGGTTATTGGTAACCATGATTGCTATTATAAAAATACCAATAACGTTAATTCTCCAAGTTTATTGTTAAAAGATTACCCAAATGTAAAAACTTATAGTTCTCCTCAAACCATTAAAGTTGGTGGATTGGACATTATGATGGTTCCTTGGATTTGTAGTGAGAACTATGATGAAACCTTAAATCATATTGAAAAAACAAAAGCAAAAATTGCTATGGGGCACCTTGAATTTCAGGGTTTTCGGGTAAATCGCAATCTTGTTATGGAGGATCATGGACTGGACTCGACTATTTTTTCAAAGTTCAAAAAGGTATTTTCTGGTCATTACCACACTCGTTCTGATAATGGAAGTATCTTCTATCTCGGTAATCCTTATGAAATGTATTGGACGGATGTAAATGATACTCGTGGATTTCATATCTTTGATACTGAAACCCTTATTCATACTCCAATTAATAATCCTTATAAATTATTTTATAACATTTATTATGAAGATACTCCTTATCAATTATTTGATGCTACAGAGTATGAAAATAAGATTGTTAAGGTGATTGTTCGTAAAAAATCAAAACCAAAAGATTTTGAAAAATTTATTGACAAACTTTATTCTGCAAAAATTCAAGAACTTAAGATTGTAGAAAACTTCGACATACAAGAAAATGAAAATTTTCAAATTGAAGAAGAAGAAAGTACAATTTCAATTCTTAATCGTTATATTGATGAATCTGAATTTGAATTTGATAAAACAATCATTAAAGAAATTTTTCAGGATTTATACCAGCAAGCTTGCGAAGTAGAGTAAATGTTTCTTCTAACTCTGAAAGATAGAAAAGATGATGGTGCATATGCTGTGCAAGATCAGCACGGACAAAAAGTTTTATTTCTTTTTGAAGAAGAAGATGATGCAACACGTTATGCTTTAATGCTTGAGGACCAAGAAGAAACTGAAATGGATGTCGTTGAAGTTGACGACGAACTTGCAATAAAAACCTGTAAGATGTATAATTACAAATACGCTGTAATTACTCCTGACGATATCGTAATTCCCCCTAAAAATGTTAGTATTTCATAAAATCAAGTGGAAAAATTTTCTTTCAACTGGAAATCAATTTACAGAAGTTAATTTAGAATCAAACAATACAAATTTAATTATTGGAACAAATGGAGCAGGTAAATCTACAATCCTAGATGCACTTACATTTGTTCTTTTTAATAAACCTTTTAGAAAAATTAATAAACCACAGTTAGTTAATACTGTAAACGAAAAAGATTGTTTGGTTGAAATTCAATTTTCCGTTAATAGTAGAGATTATTTGGTTCGGCGTGGAATTAAACCGAATGTTTTTGATATTGAAGTAAATGGTCAACCTCTTCATAAAGAAGCAGATGATCGTGCTAATCAAAGAATTCTTGAAGAAAATATTTTAAAAGTAAATTATAAGTCTTTTACACAAATTGTTATTCTTGGAAGTACTGCATTTGTTCCTTTTATGCAGTTGACAACTGCAAATCGTCGTGAAGTAATTGAAGATCTTTTAGATATTCGTATTTTTTCTGCGATGAATAATATCGTCAAAGATAAAATTCGTGCTCAAAAGGACGAAATCAAATCTTTGAATGTTGCAAAAGAAAATTTTAAAGATAAAATTAAAATGCAGCAAGATTTTATTGAGGAACTTGAGAATCGTGGTAATGCCAATATAAATGCCAATAAAGAAAAGATTGCCAATTTAGATTCTGAAGTTGGCATTTATATGGATGAAAGTGCTAAAACTGAAGAGAAGATTTTTATTTGCACTAAAGAACAAGAAGAAGTTATTGGAGCGGAAGAAAAGTTAGTAAAACTGAACAATCTTAAGGGTAAATTATCTCAAAAAGTATTTACAATTACCAAAGAACATAAGTTCTTTACAGAAAATACGGTCTGCCCTACTTGTACTCAAACAATAGAAGAAGAGTTTCGGTTAAATAGAATTACAGATGCTCAAAATAAAGCAAAGGAACTCCAGAAAGGTTTTCAAGAACTTGAGGAGGCAATAGAATTAGAAAAAGAACGAGAGCGTCAATTTATAGTTCTATCCAAGGAGATTACAAAACTCAATCATGAGATTTCTCAAAACAATACTCGGATTTCCCTCAACCAGAGACAAATACGAGAACTTGAATCTGAAATTCAAACTATTACCAAGAACCTTGCAAACAGAAATACTGAACATGAGAAACTAGAAGAATTTCAAACTAATCTCCAAAACACAATAGAAGACCTTTCAAATAAAAAACAAAAAATCGTCTATTACGATTTTGCCTATTCTTTACTTAAAGATGATGGCGTTAAAACGAAGATAATTAAGAAGTATCTTCCGTTCATAAATCAGCAGGTGAATCGTTATCTTCAGATGATGGATTTTTACATTAATTTCCATCTGGATGAAGAATTCAACGAAACTGTAAAATCACCCATTCACGAAGACTTTTCTTATAGTTCATTCAGTGAAGGTGAAAAAATGAGAATTGACTTGGCACTACTCTTTACTTGGAGAGAAGTTGCAAGAGTTAAAAATTCCGTCAATACTAATCTGCTGATCATGGATGAGGTCTTTGATTCTTCGCTTGATGGTTTCGGTACTGATGAGTTCTTGAAAATTATTCGTTATGTGATTAAAGATGCTAATATCTTTGTGATTTCTCATAAGGCAGAACTGCACGATAAATTTGAAAATGTGATAAAATTTGATAAAGTAAAAGGATTTAGTAGGATAAGTGTATGATTGGAATTATTGGAAATGGATTTGTTGGTAATGCAGTATATCAAAACTTAAGAGATAAAGTAACTTGTAAGGTTTTTGATGTAGATAAAAACAAATCTTTTAATACTTTGGAAGAAGTTTTAAAGCAGGCATTTATTTTTGTATGTCTTCCAACTCCTATGAAAAGCACGGGAGAGTGTGACCTTTCTATTTTGGATAGTTTCTTTAAAGACCTTCCAAAATCTGTTGATGGTATTTTTGTAATTAAATCAACAGTACCAATTGGAACAACTAAAAAATACTCTAAAAAACATAAAGTTATTCACAATCCAGAGTTTTTGACTGCTAGAAATGCGGTTGAAGATTTTAGGAATTCCGAAAGAAATGTTGTTGGTGGAGATAAAAATCTTTGCCAACAATTTGTAAATTTCTTTAAAACTATATTTCCAGACATTCCAAGTGTTATAACTAGTTCTGATGAAAGTGAAGCAATTAAATATTTCGCAAATAGTTTCCTTGCTTGTAAAGTAGCATACTTTAATAAAATGTATGATCTTTGTGAAGCAGTTGGAATGAATTATGAAACTGTTTGCTCTGGTGTAACTTCTGATAGTCGTATTGGTAATTCACATACACAAGTTCCTGGGTTTGATAATGACCGTGGATTTGGTGGCACCTGCTTCCCCAAAGATCTGAATTCCCTCATAGTTCAGATGGAAACCCACGGGGTGGATGCCGATATGCTAAAATCTGTATGGTCCTACAACCAACAAATTCGCACGGTCATAGACTGGGCCGTAACCTACGATGAACACTCCAAACTGGCAACACCACTCTAAAAAGGAGCAGAAGCGGAAACTGAAACCGCAAGCACTCCGACAAGCAAAGGCACGACGCCAAGCACTCAAGAAGCGCCTCTCACAGGGCGCTTCTTATTTTATAAATATCTAAAAACCATAAAATGAAAACATTTCAAGAATTTCAAACTGAAAGTAAATCTCAAGAATTTAAAGATAGGTTGGAACAATTGAAAAAAAGAAGTGCCGCTACAGATGCTGAAGCACAAAAAACTGCATCTCAAGCTAGATCCGATTTTGATAGATTATCTACATCGGTTGAAAAATATAAAAAAACAGTTAGTACGGATAGAAAGGCAAATCCTCATGCAGATGAAAATTAATTGTAAATATAAATAAATAAAAACGTTTTTATAAAAATGAAAGCAACAGAAATGCAATCTTTATTTGAGGCATATGAAAATGTATATGCCCAAGAACAATTTTCAGAAGAAGTAGAAATTGCCGCACATTATTTTTACGAAATGGGTTTAAATGAAGAAGGTGTTGATATTTTAATTGAAGAACTCGGTGAAGAAGAATTTTCAGAGTTTGTTTATGACATTGCTGAAGAGTATGTTTTAACCGAAGCAAGATCAGGTGGCGCTAGAATTGAACCTGTGACTGCAAAAGGACAAAAGTTTAAGTCTGGTAAACCAACTGGCAAATCTCTCCAAAGACTTCGTGATCAAAAGGCAGCAAGAAAAGAAGCAGAATCAAAAGCATCTGCATCAAAACCATCTGGAATGAAGGCATCCCTTCAAAGACAATCTGCAGTTGCTGCTGCTGCAAAGAAGCAACCTAAAAAACCAGGTCTTTTAGATCGTGTTGCTGGTGCAGTAAATAGGGGAATTGAAAGACATAATGCTGCCATGAGTGCTGCAAAAGAGACTGGAAAGGTAATTCGTAAAGCAGCAGGAAAAGTTGGTGGTGTTGCAAAGGAAGTTGGTAAAGGAGCATCTGGTGCTGCTAAACTTGCTGGGCATGTTGCAAGAAAAGGATTGAGTGATGAGTATATTATGGCATATTTGATGGATGAAGGTTATGCTGATACTGAAGATGCTGCACTCGCAATTTTAGAAAATATGGGTGAAGAGTGGAAACAAAACATTCTGATTTCTGAAGAAGAGTCTGATAGAGCAAATGATAGAAGACTTGAAAGGGGTGGAGTTGGTGCTGGCAGAGGATCTACAAGAACGCAGCAATCATCTAAGCCATATGATCCTAAAAAAGCTGCAGAGACTAATAAAAAGGCATTAGACCTTGTAAGACAATCTATTATTGCCAAGCACGGAAAAAGTGCTTTGATGTGATTAAACTATCAAGATAAAAATAATAATTGAAAGTATTAAGACCACTTTTCAAACTGGTACACTGGAGGGTTTCACCACCCTCTTTTTTTGTATTATGGGTCCATACACAACAAACCCATGACCGTTCGCCACGAAATCAAATCACAACTTGCCAAACTTCTTGCCACCGAAGACCTTGTGGTTGAGCACAAGAAGGTGGAGACTGCCTGCTTTAACGTTCATACTCGTGTGCTCACACTTCCTATGTGGGAGAAGGCAAGCAACACCGTGTATGATCTTCTGGTGGGGCATGAGGTTGGACATGCTCTCTACACTCCCGATGAAGATTGGACCAAGAATGTAAAAGTTCCTCCCCAATTCGTGAACATTGTAGAGGATGCACGTATTGAGAAGATGATGAAGCGCCGTTATCCTGGTCTTTCCAAAACCTTTTATAACGGATATAAAGAGTTTTCTGATGATGACTTTTTCCAGATTGGTGATGATAATCTGGAAACCTATAACCTTGCAGATCGTGTAAACCTTTGGTTCAAGATCGGTAACTATGTGAATATTCCCATTGAACGTGGCGAAGAGACTGAAATTATCAATATGGTTGCCGAAACCGAAACCTTTGCAGATGTTCTGATTGCTGCAGAGGCACTGTATAAGTACTGTAAGCATAAGCAACAGGAGGAAACCAAGATTCCTATGGACAGTCTGGAGGCGCAGGATATCGGTGCAAATCAGCGACCTGCCTCTGATTTTTCTGATCAAGAAGAAGGTGAGAATGATCAGCAGGAGCAACCTGGAGAAACTGGATCTTACGGTGGAACTGCCGAGAAGAATGATCAGCAACAACCTAAAAACACTCAAGAGGGTGGAGAAAAGGATGAAGATCCAGAAGTTAAAACTATGGACTCTCTGGAAGAGGCACTGAAGGATCTTGTCAATCCTGATTCGTATGAGAATGTTTATCTTGAATTGCCTCAACTTGATCTTAACAGGGTAATTGTTCCAAATGAAGAAATTCATTCTAATTGCAAACAGTATTGGATTAATTACCTTGGGGATCAAGGGTGGAAGTATTCTGATATTTTTGGTGCAGTTGATAAGAAGTTTGCCGAGTTCAAACGTTCTGCCCAAAAGGAAGTCAACTATCTGGTAAAAGAGTTTGAATGTCGTAAAGCAGCAGACTCCTATGCTCGTGCTTCTACTGCACGTACTGGTGTTTTGGACTGCACCAAACTACACACCTACAAATATAATGAAGATTTGTTCAAGAAAGTAACTACACTTTCTGATGGTAAGAACCATGGATTGGTGTTCATTCTTGATTGGTCTGGATCTATGTCAAACGTAATGGAGGATACAGTCAAGCAACTTTTTAATCTTGTATGGTTCTGTAAAAAGGTTTCTATTCCTTTTGAAGTTTATGCTTTTACCACTGATTATCCTTTGGTGAAATATGACGAGAACGGTAAGGCAAAACTTCGCCAACTCTCTTACGAAAAGAAAGATGGACTTATTCAGGTTGGTGAATGGTTTTCTTTGATGAACCTTCTTACTAGTAAAGTGAATGGCAAAACGCTTGAAGAGCAAATGCTGAATGTATTTCGTCTTGCGGTTTCTTTTGCATATCACAACCAGTGCTATTACAGCACTCC